TTCACGAATGGGAGGCAGCAGATGAGCCATGGCAATTCCTTGCAGCATGTGATCAGTATTATCATTGTGTGCTTAAGTGTGATCGTCATTTTACAAGCTTGCCTATAGCTACAGATGCTACTTGTAGCGGGTTACAGATATTAGCAGGTCTTGCTAAAGATAAGAATACTGCTAGTTTAGTTAACGTATTACCGTCTGATAAACCACAGGATGCTTATGCTGTCGTAGCTAAAACTGCTATTCCTTTCTGCCCTAGTTCTATTCGTAATCATATGGATAGAAAGGTAGTCAAACGTGTCGTAATGACTGTTCCTTACAATGCCAAACCTTTCTCTAATCGTGGATATATCAAAGACGCATTACTTGAAAAAGGTATTGAGATTGATAAAGATGACTTGACAAAAACTGTCATCGCTGTTAGAAATGCTATGGATGAGGTCGTACCTGGTCCCATGGCTGTCATGACTTGGATTGAAGAGGAGGTTGCTAAAGCAATTGACTTGGGTAAAACAGAACTAACATGGTCTACACCATCAGGTTTTGTTGTCACTCAAAAGCTCATGAAAAAAGAAACAATTCAATTAGAATTGCAGTTGCTTGGTCGTTGTAAGTTAACCGTTGCTACACAAGATAGTGACAAGGTTGACAAACAACATCACAAGAACGCAACAGCACCAAACTTAATACATTCACTCGATGCTTCCTTGCTTCACTTCAGCGCATTGGCTTTCAATGCACCGATCGCTCTTATTCATGATTCTGTATTGTGTCGTGCTACCGACATGTCTTCTCTCAGTGCAATTGTACGAGAGACATATATGCACCTCTTTGCCGAACACAATTACTTGCAAGACTTCGCTGACCAGATAGGCGCGGAGACTGACCCACCGATTATTGGAGATCTAGAACCTAGCTCCGTAATTGATTCCACTTATTTTTTCTGCTAATGCCACGTACAATTCACAAAACTGCACAACCTGTTGTCCTTGAAGGATATCAAGCTGTACTGAAACCAAGCAAATTTGGTTATTCACTTGCTGCTCTAGTTGATCAATCAATGGTTGATGCACTAGAAGATGATAGAGTTGAGTCCATTAAGTGGGCTGAGTCTAAACTAAAGAATCCTAAGCGTTCTACCCTTAAGCCTGAACCTTGGGAAGAAGTCACTGAAGGACAATATAAAGTAAAGTTCTCTTGGAATGAAGAATCTCGTCCACCTGTTGTCGATACTGAAGGGACAATTATTTCTGATGACAATACACCTATGTATGCTGGCAGTCGTGTTAAGCTTGCGTTCTATCAGAAGCCATATATTCTCCGTGATGGGGTTACGTATGGCACAAGCCTTAAATTGGTTGGTGTACAACTGGTGTCTCTCAATACAGCAGCTGGTGTAGATACCGGTGATATGTCTGCAGAAAATGTTGCAGCACTCTTTGGTAAGACTGAAGGGTTCAAGGCTAGTGAGCCGAATGTAACGCCTACTGAAACTGAAACAGAGGATGACTTCTAAATGGCATTCCGATCAGGACTTGAAGAACGAGTAGCTGATCTTATGTGTGAGTTGGGTGTTAAGTATGAATACGAATCTACTAAGGTTCCATACATCATCCAACATATCTACACTCCTGATTTTTTATTACCCAACGGGATATATTTAGAATGTAAAGGATATTGGGAGCCTGAAGATAGACGTAAGATCAAGAATGTAAAAGAACAACACCCTGAACTTGATTTGCGTATGGTCTTTCAATCACCTTACAATAAAATTAGTAAAGGATCAAAGACTACATACGCTAAATGGTGTGACAAACATAACATACCGTGGACATCATTCCACAATATCCCAATCGACTGGTTCCTCTGAGTTTGTAAGACATGCACCATGTAATAGTTGTGGCTCATCTGATGGCAATAGTATTTATACAGATGGCCATGGCTATTGTTTTGTATGCCATACTTACACTGATGGACAAGAAATAACAACACACATTCACACTAACTCTATTGTGCAGATCAAAGGCTCAGCCGAACGGCTGCAGAAACGCAAGATCAGTCAGAAGACTTGTGAGAAATTTAAAGTGTATCGTGATGGGGACAAGCTAAGGTTTTACTATCATGATCCATCTGGCATTGTAAAAGGTGCTAAGATAAAAACCAAGGACAAACAATTTACTTATGAAGGAGAATCACCTGGTACATTCTTTGGTCAACATTTATGGGGTAGCAGTGGTAAACGCATAATCATCACAGAAGGTGAGCTAGATTGTGTGTCTTATGCAGAACTATACCCAACTTGGCCTGTAGTATCATTACCTAGTGGTGCAGCAGGAGCTAAGAAAGCAGTCCAAAAAAACCTAGAGTTTCTTCAAGGTTACAGTGAAATCGTACTTTGGTTCGATGCAGATGAAGCCGGTCAGAAGGCTGCTGAAGAGGCTGCTAGTGTATTACCACCTGGTAAGGCTTACATCGCCCGTCTAGAGGCTTACAAAGACCTTTCAGACGCACTCCAAGCTAACGATAACAAGGCTATCGATGATGCATTCTTTAAACGTAAGGAATTCAGACCTGATGGTATTGTAGATGCTAGATCTTTACTTGAATTAGTTACAACACCACAACCACCAGCTGATTATGACTATCCATTTCAAGGACTTCAATCAAAGCTTCACGGGATTCGGCGCGGAGAACTTGTCACAATTACTTCAGGATCGGGCCAAGGAAAGTCGTCCGTCTGTCGAGACTTGGCTGCTCACTTGTTATCGAACGGAGAACGGGTTGGATACTTGGCACTTGAAGAGTCAAACCGCCGTACAGCTTTAGGTTTGATGTCTGCTTCTGTAGGTAAAAACCTAGCACTAGGAGAACATACTCATGACGAACTTACAAAAGCGTTTGACTCTAGTATTAATCAATGGAACCTTTATCTTTTCGATGGCTTTGGTAGTTTTGATCCTGATATTATTTATAACAGGATTGAATACCTAGCCTCAGGACTTGATTGTAAGATTATCTTTCTTGATCACCTATCCATTCTTATGAGTGGTCTTGATGGAGATGAAAGACGGATGATAGACCAAACAATGACACGCTTACGTTCACTTGTTGAGCGCACTGGCATATCATTATTTTTAGTATCACATTTAAAACGGGGATCATCCGATCAAAACCATGAAGAAGGTGCACGTGTTACACTCGGACAACTTAGAGGAAGTGCGGCAATCGCTCAGCTTAGCGATGCAGTTATTGGACTCGAAAGAAATCAACAGAGTGAAGCTAAACACTCTGATACAACTGTTAGAGTTCTCAAGAATCGCTACTCTGGGGAAACAGGCATTGCTTGCCGATTAAACTATAACCTATCCACTTGTAAATTCAATGAAACTACAGAACCAGCAGCGTTTGACATCACAACAGATTTCTAAACCTAACCCTCCTAGTGCAGAGGCAATTAAACGTGCACAATTTGTAGACAAAACTTACCACTGGAANAATGCTGATCTTCGATCTGGAGACAAACGGACTTCTAAATGATGCCACCAAGATCCACTGTCTTTGTATCTACGACACTGACACTGAAAAAACAATGGTCTTTAATGATCAATCGTTTACGTCAGCTACAGAGAGACCAGCGTCGGAACCTATCGTCCGCGGTATCCAATACCTCGAAGACGCTAATTATATTGTCGGTCATAACATTATTAATTATGACCTTAGTATCATCAATAAGTTTTATCCATGGTTTAGACGTATTGGTGATTGCTTGGACACTCTTTTGCTTAGCCGTCTTTATCACCCGAACTTGATAGAGATTGACAAACAAAAGACTTGGAATGGTATGCCACTCAAATTGTACGGATCACATTCACTAGCTGCTTGGGGTTATCGCCTCAACGAAGCTAAAGGTGATTATTGCAAAGATGCGGATTGGCAAGAATGGTCTCCAGAAATGGAAGACTACATGATACAAGATGTTATTGTTACAAGAAAACTTTGGACACACTTCCAACCATACCTGAATGGATCACGCTAGAACATGAGTCAGCAGAAATCCTCACACAACAAGAATTACATGGATGGTACTTTGATGAACGCGCTGCATGGCAACTTGCATCAACTCTCAGACAAGAGCTTGAAGAAACTTATCAATTACTACGTGACAGGCATCCTTACGTTGCCGGACCAGTATTTACTCCTAAGCGAGATAATCGGACCCAAGGCTATGTCAAAGACGCTCCACTTACACGCCTTAAAGAATTAAATCCTACATCACGAGATCATATAGCATGGATCCTGCAAACATTTCATGGTTGGAATCCGAACCAGATGACACCTACTGGGAAGCCTATTATCGACGAACCGATATTGAAGGAGATAGGTACAGAGACTGCCCTTGCATTCCTGCGGATTTTGACGATAACGAAGATGCTTGGAATGATATCAGAAGGCGCGAACGCATGGCTGAAGCTATCTACGACTGCTAATAGAATACATCATCATTGTTCTGTTGCTACTTCTACTTTTAGATGCGCTCATCGAAACCCCAACCTTGCTCAAGTTCCAAGTGACCCACGATTTAGAGAACTTTTCTTACCATCTCCAGGTCAAGTCATGGTCGCTGCTGATTTGTCTGGGATTGAGTTACGTATGTTGTCTCATTTCCTTGCCAGATATGATGATGGACGGTATGCAGACATCCTCCTTAACGGAGATATACACCAAGTAAATGCTGACAAGATAGGAATATCTAGAAAGCTTGTAAAAACTGTAACGTATGCTTTTCTGTATGGAGCAGGTGACGAAAAAATTGGACACAGCTATGACAAACTTCTTTCATCCAAAGATGCCAAGAAAAAAGGTAAAGAAATCAGAGCAGCATATATTGACGCGATTGATGGACTCGATAAACTCTTGGCGTCTATCAAGACAGCTTCAGAAAGAGGATATATCAAAGCTATCGATGGTAGAAAAATTATGGTGGATAGCCCACATAAAGCGTTAAACTACTGTCTCCAAGGTAATTCCGCCATCCTGGCAAAACGTTGGATGGTTATCAATCAACAAAACATTAAAGAATTAAATTTATGTTGTTCGCAACTAGCTTTTATACATGACGAACTGCAATTCGAGTGTTCCCCTGAACAAACAGCTGACTTATCAACATCCTTGGTATTTAGCAGTCTCGCAGCTGGAGAATACTATAACCTCAGAATCAGAATCGATGCTGAAGCAAAAACCGGAATCAACTGGAGTGAAACCCACTAATGAGAAGTAAATCAATGATGGGAGTACAAACCGTAGTCCCGTTTACATCAAAGAAAACCCGTCAGGGTAATGGTTTGCATAGTAAGCCACGAAAAGGTAAGAAGAAATATAGAGGCCAAGGTAAATGAAGTTATTTGTTGACGCAGATTACATTGTTTACAAAGCTTGCGCTGGTGCAGAGTCTGATCTAGACTTTGGTGATGATGTAATTGTAGTTGTCAGCAAATTCAGTGATGCATATTCTTCAGTTAAACGTGAACTAAATAAGATTAAAAACAAGTTCATGTGGGATGTCCCTGAAGTTGTATTATTCTTTAGTGATAGCTCTAACTTTCGTAAGGAAATCATGCCTGCTTACAAAGGGCATCGTAATCGTAAGAAACCCTGTGGTTACAAACGTGTCATCAATGCTCTTAAAGATGAGTACGAAGTAGTAATACTACCGACTCTTGAAGCTGATGATAGTATGGGTATCTACGCTACAAAATATCCTGGTAACATTATCGTTAGTCCTGACAAGGACATGCGACAGATACCTGGGACGCTCTACACCATGGATGAAACCGTGAA